TTATTCCACGATAAAATTCCTAACCGAATTCAAATCCTTCAGACTATTCAGCTCTTCCTTCAGCTCCCGCTGACGGCGATAAATCTCGTCATTGCGCTCAACCTGTGCCTGAGCCATTGCTGCCGCCAGTTCTTCCAGTTCCGGCATCGACAGTTTCACCTGCTGATTATCGGCATCACCCCACGTCATCACGTCCCGTACAATGTCGGATTTCGCAGCCATTACCACCGGATAAAGGCGGCCCAGTGAGTTGGGGCCAGCATTCCAGATACGACCGTTCCATTCAAACGTGAACGGCTTCGCCTCCTGTTCTGTGCGCCATGCTTCAATTCCCTGACGTCTGGCCTCTCTGGCCGCTTCCAGCATTTCTGGTGTCACAGTGAATGGGGCTATCTCACCCCATTTGCCGCTTTGCAGTTCCTGCCAGATTTGCTGACCCGTCGAAGCGACATCATCAGCAGTGGCTGTGTAGGGGACTGCCTGGTCCCTGTCGTCAAAAAAACGTCACAGTCTACTGCGCCACTTTCGGTATAACGGGGATTAATGATTTTTTTAATTTCCACGGTGCATTCCATTCCTCACGATGTGCGAATAAAAAGCCCAAGCATTGCGCCAGAGACATATGTATCCGGCACCCCGGACAGGGCGCGATATGACCCCGGTAATGAATGCTCTGAACATCCCGTAATGAAATATTGTGGGTATACTATATGCGTTCCGGTGGGAGTACAGGGCGCTGAAATCCCCACCGGTCCCAGTCGTGAGCCTCTGTATGACCGCCCCCTGACAAGTCTGATGTCTTTATCACCGTCAGCTTTTCCCTGATACGCAGCAATAATCAGCCCGCCAATGTCAGGGTCTCCCCATCTGTTGCGGACAGAGCTCGCCGCGATTCTGTAAATAATATCTTCTGCGGTTATATTTATTTTCACCCAGTCAGTCAGAAATCCAGATAAGAGCCGGTAGCAGGCGTGATAAATGGGTGAGGTAGCCTGAGTTTAACGGACACTCCTTCCTGAAATAGAATGGCATCAGAAGGAGCTAATAATGAGCAGAAAAACCCAACGTTACTCTAAAGAGTTCAAAGCCGAAGCTGTCAGAACGGTTCTTGAAAATCAACTTTCGATCAGTGAAGGCGCTTCCCGATTATCCCTTCCTGAAGGCACTTTAGGACAATGGGTTACCGCCGCCAGAAAAGGGCTCGGTACTCCTGGTTCCCGCACGGTGGCTGAACTGGAATCTGAAATTCTGCAACTGCGTAAGGCGTTAAATGAAGCTCGCCTTGAGCGAGATATATTAAAAAAAGCAACAGCGTATTTTGCACAGGAGTCGCTGAAAAATACGCGTTAATCGAACAATGGCGACAACAATTTCCCATTGAAGCGATGTGTCAGGTATTTGGTGTATCCAGGAGCGGTTATTACAACTGGGTACAGCATGAACCCTCAGACAGAAAACAAAGTGATGAGCGGCTAAAACTGGAGATTAAGGTGGCACATATCCGCACTCGCGAAACATATGGAACCCGGCGGCTCCAGACGGAGCTGGCAGAGAATGGCATCATCGTTGGTCGTGACCGACTGGCATGTCTTCGTAAGGAGCTGAGGCTACGCTGTAAGCAGAAACGCAAGTTCAGAGCGACTACGAACCCGAACCACAATCTGCCAGTTGCGCCAAATCTGCTGAACCAGACGTTCGCTCCTACAGCACCAAATCAGGTCTGGGTGGCGGACCTGACGTATGTTGCCACACAGGAGGGATGGTTGTACCTCGCTGGCATCAAAGATGTTTATACGTGTGAAATTGTCGGCTACGCCATGGGAGAGCGCATGACAAAAGAGCTGACAGGTAAAGCCCTGTTTATGGCGCTCAGGAGCCAGCGCCCACCTGCCGGGCTAATCCACCACTCTGATCGAGGTTCACAGTACTGCGCATACGATTACCGGGTCATACAGGAGCAGTCTGGTCTGAAAACATCAATGTCGCGTAAAGGTAACTGTTACGACAACGCTCCGATGGAAAGCTTCTGGGGAACGCTGAAAAATGAGAGCCTGAGCCACTATCGTTTTAATAACCGGGATGAAGCCATCTCAGTAATACGGGAATACATTGAGATTTTCTACAATCGTCAGCGTCGTCACTCTCGTCTGGGGAATATCTCCCCGGCAGCCTTCAGGGAAAAATATCATCAGATGGCTGCTTAAAAAAAGAACAAATGGTAGTGTTCGCTATTGCCAGTACACCTCAGATGCTCCTTCTGGCCGCTGCCTCATAAAACTCCAGCGCGGCACCTTCAACACGGTCCAGCGAGATGTCCAGGTCAAAAATTTCACCGTCAAAGCGTTCTTTGTCCTGTAATGCTAAAGTTACCGTAACCTTATTCTCAAAATTGCGGATCCCTTTCACAACCAGTTCATAGTTTTGAGTCATTGAATTACTCTCCCCGTGCCGCCTTACGACGGTCCTCTCTGATTTTGAAATACAGGTTAGTCAGATATGTCAGCAGCCCAAACAGCAGACTCCCCAGCACGCCTATTGCCGCCCACTGAGACGGGGAAACCCTGTCCAGCAACTGCAGGAACCAGTAGCCCGTTCCCACCGCTGACGTGGTGTATGACACACCTGTTGTGATTTTTTCCATCTGGTCCATACCCCGTTGGATTTGCCCCTATATTTCCAGACATCTGTTATCACTTAACCCATTACAAGCCCGCTGCCGCAGATATTCCCGTGGCGAGCGATAACCCAGCGCACTATGCGGATGCCATTCGTTATAATGCTCGAACGCCTCTGCAAGGTTCTTTGCTGCCGTTAACCCGTCTGGTTTGGGCATGATACTGATGTAGTCACGCTTTATCCTTTTCACGAAGCTCTCTGCTATTCCGTTACTCTCCGGACTCCGCACCGCCGTGTTCTTCGGTTCAAGTCCCAACATCCGGGCGAACTGGCGTGTTTCATTAGCCCGGTAGCATGAACCATTATCCGTCAGCCACTCCACTGGAGACGACGGAAGATCGTTGCCGAAGCGGCGTTCCACCGCTCCCAGCATGACGTCCTGTACTGTTTCACTGTTGAAGCCGCCGGTAGTCCCCGCCCAGTGCAGTGCCTCACGATCACAGCAGTCCAGCGCGAACGTGACACGCAGTCTCTCTCCGTTATCACAGCAGAACTCGAACCCGTCAGAGCACCATCGCTGATTGCTTTCTTTCACGGCTACTCTGCCTGTATGTGCCCGTTTCGATGGCGGTACAGCAGGTTTTCGCTCAAGCAACAGCGCATTCTGGCGCATGATCCGGTAAACACGTTTGGCATTGATCGCAGGCATACCATCAAGTTCTGCCTGTCTGCGAAGCAGCGCCCATACCCGACGATAACCATACGTGGGCAGCTCTCCGATAACATGGTGTATACGGAGAAGCACATCCGTATCATCAGTGTGACGACTGCGGCGGCCATCCATCCAGTCATCGGTTCGTCTGAGAATGACGTGCAACTGCGCACGCGACACCCGGAGACAACGGCTGACTAAGCTTACTCCCCATCCCCGGGCAATAAGGGCGCGTGCGCTATCCACTTTTTTGCCCGTCCATATTCAACGGCTTCTTTGAGGAGTTCATTTTCCATCGTTTTCTTGCCGAGCAGGCGCTGGAGTTCTTTAATCTGCTTCATGGCGGCAGCAAGTTCAGAGGCAGGAACAACCTGTTCTCCGGCGGCCACAGCAGTAAGACTTCCTTCCTGGTATTGCTTACGCCAGAGAAATAACTGGCTGGCTGCTACACCATGTTGCCGGGCAACGAGGGAGACCGTCATCCCCGGTTCAAAGCTCTGCTGAACAATTGCGATCTTTTCCTGTGTGGTACGCCGTCTGCGTTTCTCCGGCCCTAAGACATCAATCATCTGTTCTCCAATGACTAGTCTAAAAACTAGTATTAAGACTATCACTTATTTAAGTGATACTGGTTGTCTGGAGATTCAGGGGGCCAGTCTACCCGTCTCCCGTTATCCGGAAGCTGACAACAATAACAAAGCCACCAGTTAACTACTGATGGCTCTGATAACTAATGCAAGCGTCTCAGACGACCCACTGACACTACCGGTGAGTTTAACGATACCTTCCGTTTGACTGGCTCACTTTTTATGATGATGCCGGTGCATTTATCTCCAGCACCAGACTTTCTATCTCAACGCCATACGTTGCATTTTTGGTAATATCCGTCAGCGTCAGTGCATTTAGTCCCACTGCCAGACTGTCTTTTATGGCCTGGAATGCCGGGCCAATACGATGACGTAGTACCACTCCGGCTCAATTGCACCACTGACCACCACATCACCTTCTGCTGCAATCGCCTGCATCAGGGTATAAGGGGTTATGGCCACCGGACTACCAAACAGCTGCCAGCCCTCTTTCAGTTTATGTGTCAGCTTTTCCGCAAGATCTGACGGCGGCGCCGCCCTGACAACATCATAGTGTTTAAATGCCATGGTTCTTTCCACCATCTGAAAAATAACTGGTGATGCCTCTAATTAGTTGAATCTGATGTATAATGCGGGCTTTTGAGGTTCTTTCATGGCCAGCGTTAACATTCATTGTCCTCGTTGTCAGTCTGCACAGGTCTACCGCCATGGTCAGAACCCTAAAGGCCATGACAGATTTCGCTGCCGTGACTGCCACCGCGTTTTTCAGCTCACTTACACTTATGAGGCCCGTAAGCCGGGCATTAAAGAGCTGATCACTGAAATGGCCTTCAATGGCGCCGGGGTTCGCGATACCGCCAGGACACTGAAAATTGGCATTAACACCGTCATCCGGACTTTAAAAAACTCACGCCAAAGCGAATAACGTCTTCGCCCGTTGCTCATGCTGATGTGGCGCTTATCTGCGAACTTGATGAGCAATGGAGTTTCGTTGGCAGTAAAGCCCGGCAACACTGGCTCTGGTACGCGTATAACACCAAAACAGGGGGGGTACTGGCCTACACTTTTGGTCCCCGTACCGATGAAACCTGCCGGGAACTACTGGCACTGCTTACGCCATTCAACATCGGCATGCTCACCAGCGACGACTGGGGCAGCTATGGCCGGGAGGTGCCGAAGGATAAGCATCTGACCGGAAAAATATTCACCCAACGGATTGAGCGCAATAACCTGACGCTGCGCACCCGCATTAAGCGCTTGGCTCGTAAAACAATCTGCTTCTCGCGTTCAGTAGAGATCCACGAAAAAGTCATCGGGACGTTTATTGAAAAACACATGTTCTACTAATTGGAAGCATCACCCCATTTACAACGTAGTACCATTCAATAAAACATTCTGGAATTTAATCAAAAACAGCCAGGAATGCCCTACAAATACAGATAACGTATTGAATGAATGCTTTAATAACCGTTGCACTCTGCAAATATGTCCTTATGGACTAAAACAACAAAGTCCATAAGGAGTTTACTCACATCTGACAAAATCAATATAAACAGCCCCTCCGGAGAGGGGCTGGAGAGTGGCGCTATGTGCCATTGCATGGTGCCGGGTGCCTCCCGGTGAATTCAGTACCAGCACCTGAATCCGCGATTATCCCATATACCTACTCGCTGATTGCCCCTCCGCACAGGGGGATTTGAGGTGTACTGGCAATAGCGGACACTACCATTTGTTCTTTTTTTAAGCAGCCATCTGATGATATTTTTCCCTGAAGGCTGCCGGGGAGATATTCCCCAGACGAGAGTGACGACGCTGACGATTGTAGAAAATCTCAATGTATTCCCGTATTACTGAGATGGCTTCATCCCGGTTATTAAAACGATAGTGGCTCAGGCTCTCATTTTTCAGCGTTCCCCAGAAGCTTTCCATCGGAGCGTTGTCGTAACAGTTACCTTTACGCGACATTGATGTTTTCAGACCAGACTGCTCCTGTATGACCCGGTAATCGTATGCGCAGTACTGTGAACCTCGATCAGAGTGGTGGATTAGCCCGGCAGGTGGGCGCTGGCTCCTGAGCGCCATAAACAGGGCTTTACCTGTCAGCTCTTTTGTCATGCGCTCTCCCATGGCGTAGCCGACAATTTCACACGTATAAACATCTTTGATGCCAGCGAGGTACAACCATCCCTCCTGTGTGGCAACATACGTCAGGTCCGCCACCCAGACCTGATTTGGTGCTGTAGGAGCGAACGTCTGGTTCAGCAGATTTGGCGCAACTGGCAGATTGTGGTTCGGGTTCGTAGTCGCTCTGAACTTGCGTTTCTGCTTACAGCGTAGCCTCAGCTCCTTACGAAGACATGCCAGTCGGTCACGACCAACGATGATGCCATTCTCTGCCAGCTCCGTCTGGAGCCGCCGGGTTCCATATGTTTCGCGAGTGCGGATATGTGCCACCTTAATCTCCAGTTTTAGCCGCTCATCACTTTGTTTTCTGTCTGAGGGTTCATGCTGTACCCAGTTGTAATAACCGCTCCTGGATACACCAAATACCTGACACATCGCTTCAATGGGAAATTGTTGTCGCCATTGTTCGATTAACGCGTATTTTTCAGCGACTCCTGTGCAAAATACGCTGTTGCTTTTTTTAATATATCGCGCTCAAGGCGAGCTTCATTTAACGCCTTACGCAGTTGCAGAATTTCAGATTCCAGTTCAGCCACCGTGCGGGAACCAGGAGTACCGAGCCCTTTTCTGGCGGCGGTAACCCATTGTCCTAAAGTGCCTTCAGGAAGAGATAATCGGGAAGCGCCTTCACTGATCGAAAGTTGATTTTCAAGAACCGTTCTGACAGCTTCGGCTTTGAACTCTTTAGAGTAACGTTGGGTTTTTCTGCTCATTATTAGCTCCTTCTGATGCCATTCTATTTCAGGAAGGAGTGTCCGTTAAACTCAGGCTACCTCAATTCACCATGCCAGTTTCTTTTAACAAACTCCCCGCAAACCAGACAACAGTCAACCGCCTGAATTGTGAAGTATTTAAAAATTTCTCCCGCTAACTGATACCCGGCTAACAGTCTGGCGTTTTCTTTTTCAGCAACGGGAAAGCAACAACCACCACACCCGCCACCAGCACACCGTCAGCCAACACTGACATTATCCGGCTGCTGCAATGCCATTCACAAAAACAGTAAGCAATCACTTTATACCGTAACAGGTGATAATCCAGATATGTATCTACCCCAGATGAGTAATCCGAAGTTGGTGATGCTTCCAATTAGTAGAACATGTGTTTTTCAATAAACGTCCCGATGACTTTTTCGTGGATCTCTACTGAACGCGAGAAGCAGATTGTTTTACGAGCCAAGCGCTTAATGCGGGTGCGCAGCGTCAGGTTATTGCGCTCAATCCGTTGGGTGAATATTTTTCCGGTCAGATGCTTATCCTTCGGCACCTCCCGGCCATAGCTGCCCCAGTCGTCGCTGGTGATCATGCCGATGTTGAATGGCGTAAGCAATGCCAGTAGTTCCCGGCAGGTTTCATCGGTACGGGGACCAAAAGTGTAGGCCAGTACCCCCCCTGTTTTGGTGTTATACGCGTACCAGAGCCAGTGTTGCCGGGCTTTACTGCCAACGAAACTCCATTGCTCATCAAGTTCGCAGATAAGCGCCACATCAGCATGAGCAACGGGCGAAGACGTTATTCGCTTTGGCGTGAGTTTTTTAAAGTCCGGATGACGGTGTTAATGCCAATTTTCAGTGTCCTGGCGGTATCGCGAACCCCGGCGCCATTGAAGGCCATTTCAGTGATCAGCTCTTTAATGCCCGGCTTACGGGCCTCATAAGTGTAAGTGAGCTGAAAAACGCGGTGGCAGTCACGGCAGCGAAATCTGTCATGGCCTTTAGGGTTCTGACCATGGCGGTAGACCTGTGCAGACTGACAACGAGGACAATGAATGTTAACGCTGGCCATGAAAGAACCTCAAAAGCCCGCATTATACATCAGATTCAACTAATTAGAGGCATCACCCCGAAGTTCATCCATACCACAGGTCCTGGCTATTCTGTTGTACTCCTGAACAAGAGCAAATAATTCTGAATTAGCAACCATGAACTCATCGCAAACCCTCTGTATAGCATCACTATTCAGAATAATAACGTCTCTTCCCGAAAGACGATCAGGAGTACAGAACAAAACTGTCAAACGGCTGAAGGCCTTTGCTCGTGCTGCATTGACTATATCAATACGCTGCCTAAGGATGAAACACCCCGACGCCTCATCAATATTCACTCTACCCACACCATATGAATGATAAATATTTAATGCTGAAAAAACCATTAGACCGTATAACAAACACTCAATCAATACTTAACAGAACTTTTATTTTTGACAAACATATAATATTTTCAACAATATCCTGAGCCAGGTATATTTCAGTATAAGGCTCGGTAATGACTCTAACTTATTGATAGTGTTTTATGTTCAGATAATGCCCGATGACTTTGTCATGCAGCTCCACCGATTTTGAGAACGACAGCGACTTCCGTCCCAGCCGTGCCAGGTGCTGCCCCAGATTCAGGTTATGCCGCTCAATTCGCTGCGTATATCGCTTGCTGATTACGTGCAGCTTTCCCTTCAGGCGGGATTCATACAGCGGCCAGCCATCCGTCATCCATATCACCACGTCAAAGGGTGACAGCAGGCTCATAAGACGCCCCAGCGTCGCCATAGTGCGTTCACCGAATACGTGCGCAACAACCGTCTTCCGGAGCCTGTCATACGCGTAAAACAGCCAGCGCTGGCGCGATTTAGCCCCGACGTATCCCCACTGTTCGTCCATTTCCGCGCAGACGATGACGTCACTGCCCGGCTGTATGCGCGAGGTTACCGACTGCGGCCTGAGTTTTTTAAGTGACGTAAAATCGTGTTGAGGCTAACGCCCATAATGCGTGCAGTTGCCCGGCATCCAACGCCATTCATGGCCATATCAATGATTTTCTGGTGCGTACCGGGTTGAGAAGCGGTGTAAGTGAACTGCAGTTGCCATGTTTTACGGCAGTGAGAGCAGAGATAGCGCTGATGTCCGGCAGTGCTTTTGCCGTTACGCACCACCCCGTCAGTAGCTGAACAGGAGGGACAGCTGATAGAAACAGAAGCCACTGGAGCACCTCAAAAACACCATCATACACTAAATCAGTAAGTTGGCAGCATCACCTAAGGCTCTGCCGGAAGGAATCTGGCAGAATGAATATGGCGCGCTGTACTGGATTCGAACCAGTGACCGATTGCTTAGAAGGCAATTGCTCTGTCCGGCTGAGCTAACAACGCTGAATACCGATAATGGACCGCCATCGGGGCCCGCCCCGCACCAACAACCCTGTTATCGTGTCGTCTGCTCTTCCTGATAAGCTAATGGCGGTTTGTGATGGTGGCCCTTGCTGGATTTGAACCAGCGACCTGGCGATTATGAGTCGCTCGCTCTCACCACTGAGCTAAAGGGCCGGGAGCAGAATAATAACGGTCCGTAATTAATTCCGCAATAAAAAACCTGCTCGGCGGCGGGTTGTAGAAACTCTTCTAACGTCAGGCATAAAAAGCCCATCGTTATGACGAATCTACCACAGATTCCGGAAAAATCAACCTTGTTACCTAGTTACCTTTTTTAACTGCCGCTCAGCCCATGCTTCTTCAATATCAAACCGGGTCACCAGCGCATCATAGAATTTCTTAACTGTTTTTTCCCATGACGCGCGTGTTATCTGGTTTGTCACCTCGCATATAGCATTAAATGCCTCCGTTGATGGTAGTCTTTCATAGCCACGACCACCACAACGCTGGCAGTCTCTGATAACAGACATACCACGTTTTACCGACTCTTCACGGTGAATGGCGACACCACGCCCACGGCAATCCTTACAGGCGGTGGAAACCTCACCCTTTCCGCCACACTCCGGACAGGCAACTTTTACCACCTCCCTGACTTTTTTCCATTCTTCCCAGTAAGACGGATACACACCTTTCGTACACTTTGCCCATACCGGCGGCTTACCATCCGGATACTGGACCTTGTTTGCAAAAACTACGCTTTCAATAAATTTTTCCCCATAGCAACAAGGGCACTGCTTTTTACTCGCTGCGCTGCGGGCATAATCCTCAAAAGCGTACGAAGCCATAATGCGCATCACTAACGGTTTTATTTCTGCCGGAAGTTTTCTCAACGCCGCCACACGATCGCACCGACTGAGTGCATAATCTGCCAGTAATTCTGTTTCCCGCGCCCTGTCATTCATACTGATGCCCATTTTCCCCAGGAACGCAGAAAACCCCATCTCAGCCCGATTCTGTGTCATGCCCTGCGCGGCCATCACATCAGTGATACTCAGCGCATCTTTTGACGTTGAGGCCGATGCATCGGTCAGGCAAGGGGATTTTGGGGAGTAGTATTTCGGTAAATCTTCCAGTTTCATTTTTTGACCTGCTCTTCATGCATTATGGGGTAAATCTTCACCCCCAGACGTCCACCAGATACTGGCTGACCACGAACGATATTGATTTCATCAAACTGCTCATCGTCCATTAACACTCCCGCATGCGTCAGCGCATCCAGCGGTGCTTTCAGGATATTGTCCAGGTCGCGACGACGCTTATCCGGTGGCTCTGCAATCACCTTTATCGCCAGCCTTCCGGACAGGCTTAATTTCAGCCGCTGCTGGCGAACAATAAGCGCCACAGCCCGGCGATAACGCTTTCCCTCCTCCGAGATAAAATATGTGCTGCCACGGCGTCGCCAGTAAGTGTTCACCGTCGGCGGGTAAGGTAAAACCAAATCTATGAGCATCAGTCACCTCTTTTACCCAAGCACGCCAGTTGCAAAGGCGTGATCAAGAAAACGAAAAATTAAATCAACCTGAGAACCATGCTTTTCTTCGAACGCCAGCGGATCCGCATGAAGCTCGTTGTGATGCTCCCGACACAGCGGTAGCGCGAAAATATCGTGAGATTTTGTCCCCATTCCGCCCTGACCATGACCAATCAGGTGATGGGGATCGTCGGCTGGCTTACCACAACACGCACACGGCTGTGTCTTCACCCAGCGTGTGTATTTCTCGTTAACCCAGCGACGACGTTTAGGTCGTTTCATGAAAGATTCCGGAGACTCAGGATCAACGGCAATGCTGACCACCGTCTTTTCCTGTGGTGGGTTCTGTTGCTGGTGGGCGTGAGGCAGCGGCGCAAGATTTTTTGTGCGCTGTTTCAGTATGCTGGTGGCGGTCTGCTCTCCCGGTACGATGTCGCTTTCACAGTACATTGAGCGGATTTTTTCCGCACGCAACCCCAGCGAACGACGTAATACCGCTTCCGGTAGCGCGTCCGCCTCCTGATTGCGGACCGCCCACCAGGATAATTCAGCCAGAGATAATTCACGCTCCTGCGTACCGCTTATTGCGTGACCGATGACGTCAATCATCCATGCTGACAGGTTTTGATGAGCAAGTTGCTCGAGTGATTCGGATGTCTGGTCACGCAGCTGGTTGTCGCAGTGCCAGCACAACACCATTGCGCCGGTACCATAACGGTGAATGACGGTTTCGCTGTGATGATAATCGCCGTGTGGCCACTGGCAGGATTTAATATGGCGCAACAGCCAGTCAGACAATGCACCAGCACCACCAGCAGCACGAATCACCCGTGCGTTACTGAAAAACGGCAGCAATGTTTTGTCTTCCACCAGCGGCTGGCGAGCGGCAGGAACGACCCCGGACGGCAGATTACGCATGCTTTTCGGTTCCGGCTCCACCAGTAACCGGGTATTGTGGAATACCGGCATGGATTCACGGCCCGGCTTAACGATCACCAGCCCGAGTTCCGGTACCAGAACAGGTCGAAGTAATACCCGCACGTTACCTCCAGATGCGTTGCTGGAATGTGCGGGACGGACGCGGTGGGCGTTCGGAGTAAGGAAGCCTGACGGAGATTATCCAGTGACGGTAGTCGAGGCTAAGGGCTTTTTTAACCTCGCATCCGCGCCTGCGGTAACACTGAATGAGCCATTCGGCCTGTTCTTCAGTGCATGGGGGATGCTGGTACCAGTCTGACTTAAATGCGTGAGAATACCGCTCGTGCGTGTGGGCAAGAACGGTCGAATTATCATGATTGTAATATTTTGCGTTGCGTGCCATCGGTTTTCTCCGGTGGCACGGTGTTACTCAGCGGGAGTTCAGCCCCGCGCAAGATTGTAGATGAGTTTATTCTTCTGAAAAAGCAGAAAAGCCAGCTTTTATTCCGATCTCTTTCAATGCCTGTAATGAAGTGACAAACTCACCGTCGCGCAAGATAAATCCGTCCGTCACTCGGGCATCCACAAAATTAATTAACGCAGCCCCATTTTTTTGCAAACACACAATGCGGTAATGACTAACAATATTTCCATTTTCAACGCACACAGCATAGAGGCCATCTTCACAAAAAATTTTACGCAGTTCTTCGATGTTCATCATCAGAATCCTTCCGGATAATTAGCTCTCCCCTTTAAGGGACCATCCCTCTTATCCCTGCGCGCTACTTAAGTATTTTTGATTCTATTCCGGCACCGTCCAGAACTTCAAATGCGTTGAAAATAAAAACAAAAACCCGCCGAAGCGGGTTAAGTGCGGGTGCGTTGAGGATGCCTGCCACATCAGAGGTGGCGAGGGATTTCTCCCTCGCCGGGTCTCTTACTCCTCAGGTTCGTAAGCTGTGAAGACAGCGACCTCCGTCTGGCCGGTTCGGATTCGTACCTCGCAGAGGTCTTTCCTCGTTACCAGTGCCGTCACTATGACGGTTAAACAGATGACGATCAGGGCGATTAACATCGCCTTTTGCTGCTTCATAGCCTGCTTCTCCTTGCCTTTCGGCACGTAAGAGGCTAACCTACATGTGTCTAGCATGAAATTGGCCTCAGATTAATGTTAAGCGTCTTGCAGGACGCGTAGTGTTAACTGGGGCTTTTCTCTATCTGCCGTTGGTGTCCATGCCCGAGGCAGATAGCCTCAAGCACCCGCAGTCATTCTACTTAACTAAGATTTCCCCGCAAACCGTTTTTGTCCAGCACAGTAAATATCCAACTAAACCAATGGAGTTCGCTGTATTTACCGCCAGTATTCAATGCACATGACCGCCATGGACACCCCTAAAAAAAGGGCATTTATATATCCAAATATTAATATCAAAACATCAACTTTTTCCATATACCTTGCTGTGAAGATGATGGGCATACATGATACGAACAACCAGAACGCAACAAACAAAAACTGCAATGCGTTTTTCATTATTCCTCCTACAATCAATGTGCAATTACATTTAAACACACCTCAATTTGGCCGGACATATAAATATCGGTGATGCTTCCAATTAGTAGAACATGTGTTTTTCAATAAACGTCCCGATGACTTTTTCGTGGATCTCTACTGAACGCGAGAAGCAGATTGTTTTACGAGCCAAGCGCTTAATGCGGGTGCGCAGCGTCAGGTTATTGCGCTCAATCCGTCGGGTGAATATTTTTCCGGTCAGATGCTTATCCTTCGGCACTTCCCGGCCATAGCTGCCCCAGTCGTCGCTGGTGATCATGCCGATGTTGAATGGCGTAAGCAGTGCCAGTAGTTCCCGGCAGGTTTCATCGGTACGGGGACCAAAAGTGTAGGCCAGTACCCCCCCTGTTTTGGTGTTATACGCGTACCAGAGCCAGTGTTGCCGGGCTTTACTGCCAACGAAACTCCATTGCTCATCAAGTTCGCAGATAAGCGCCACATCAGCATGAGCAACGGGCGAAGACGTTATTCGCTTTGGCGTGAGTTTTTTAAAGTCCGGATGACGGTGTTAATGCCAATTTTCAGTGTCCTGGCGGTATCGCGAACCCCGGCGCCATTGAAGGCCATTTCAGTGATCAGCTCTTTAATGCCCGGCTTACGGGCCTCATAAGTGTAAGTGAGCTGAAAAACGCGGTGGCAGTCACGGCAGCGAAATCTGTCATGGCCTTTAGGGTTCTGACCATGGCGGTAGACCTGTGCAGACTGACAACGAGGACAATGAATGTTAACGCTGGCCAT